GCTGCGCTTGTTCACTTAAAGAGTACACATATATTTTAAAACCTTATGCCTAGGTTTCCAGGATTGGCCTGGACCACGCGTGGGCTGCCGACAAGCCCACACCGCTCCATTAACAAATCTTCTATCTGTTAGAGACTCACACACTTTCACATACTGGCCCACCATTATCGCAGGGTGTCGCTAGTAATTCAGGTGTGCATCCTCAAATCGCAGAACGCTACTGGCTATGCTAAAAATTTTTGTAGAGGCTCATATCATCACAGACCGATAGATATTGTTTTATTTGGTCAGTGATGAGAGCTTGCAAGCGTAATTAGACACCTTCACACTCAATGTTAAATGGAGAGATAAGACCGATTGGTGGGGAGCCTGGAATAGACGGTCTTCATTCTATTCCATGTTTTGGTGAAATCACGGTTAAGCTGCTGAGCTCGGCCGACAGCTTGATCGCGAGGTACAAAATAATTGTCATAGTACCATTCAGCGTCAAGACTGATCGGAAAACCTTCAAGAATAATCTTTGAATCCAACGTTAAATCAACAATTGAATTCTCAAATTCCATCTGGCCGGCCAAGCTAACATCATATAACTCCTCCACTAATGCTCTGGTCTGCGGGGAAATTTTCTTCTCAGGTGGCAACGCAGTATTGACAAAAGTCCTGAGGCGTTCTCTGTGATAGGCATCAACTCCATCGATCAGAGACTTACGGATTCTAACACCATCCGTAAGCTCAACAATCTTTCGACCAAAGCTGGAAAGCATGGGCACACCATTATACTGGTGGGCCATACTCAACCCCTTCGACCGGAGAAGCTGAAGACGGGTATTGCGATTAGCATTCACATAAGTTTTGTTGGTAAATCCAAAATTTCGGAGTGCTTCCATCGGATCGGTGAGGACCACCATGTCAACACAATCAAAAACATTCCCACAAAAAGAAGCCTTATTCAGGTCCAATGTGGTCTCGATTTTAATTGTGAAACCCAATTCAGCATAATCTGAAATTGTGGGAGCGTTCTCTTCATGTTCAAAGGTGAATAATCCATCATCACCCTCAACAAAACCAAGAACCTCACCAGCAAATTTTTTATGTGCTAAAAACAATGTGATCATCAAGTTGGCAAACCCGTTGCCGAGAGACGTGTTCATCTCACCGGACATACGGGATGCCATCAATCTGACCAAACCCATCTTGAACCAACACATATTCTCCCCCGATAAAACATCCTCTATCACACGCATTTTGTTCCTCTCAAACGCGGACAAACGCGAGACCATAAAGTCGTATAACACAAACTCAATATCTCGCATAGTTTCCGAATCAAAATGGGACTCATATGCAGTGTAATCAGTGGAATAATATCTTTTCCCGGGTGCCATCAATTTATCCATGATAACAGCCGGTCTATCCGTAATAGGCACGTACTTAATGAACCAATCATTTTTCTCTGTTATTGTCATCAGCTTATCAGATATACCACTGAAAAGGGGACCACAATAACATTTAAAATAATCGTCACGTGAATTTATGAGACGGACAGCCTTAGGTGTGGGGTAGGCTTCATCCTTTATGAAACCTTTCACCTGTGTTTGTTTTGGATCAAGGACACCTCCCGGATTAGAGTCCTTATTCCAAGCTGCTTTTAGTTTATCCTTCCATTTTCTAGGTTGATCACAACCCTCAACCCAAGTCTCAAAAGATAAATCATCAATTGTATCAAGGGCTATGAGGTTGTTCCTACACCATAGTCGGGTAAAACTGCGCAGAGCTCGTCTCGTCTTTCGACAAGGGCGCGGTGGCTTCATTCCGGACCTCTTAATGTTGCCAAACAAAAAAGAGGTTGAACACCCCGGATCGGGGCGAGGGTCGGTGGATTCACCCACAGTCACAGGCAATGCAGCAGAGATAGGTACACGCACACTTTGATCAAGCATGCGTTTAGCTCTGACACGAAAATCCCCTTTGCAATCCTTTAAGGGTATTGCATTAGGAATCTCATTGATTCTGTAACCGAGGAGAACCCCCTCACCCTGTACGGGTATTATTTTACCTTCGGGACAGCCTCCAACACACCAAAAGGATCTTGGTGTGTATGGATACCTACTAATAGGATGCTGTCAAGGAAGATAGGGTTAGAAACATAAGACAAATGAGATTCACTGGAGCACAAACTATTTCTGCACATAGTCACAAATCTGTGGTAACGATCAGATTCAGGAGTAGATGCATTCAAAGAATGCGAAGCACCAGTCAATAACATTGACTCTGCCACAATGAAAGGGCGAGACATTGTCATTTCCGTACCATATTGATCCGGGGTGAATGTGGGACAATTGGAATAAGACTCCAAGCCAAACCTGGCCAAATCCAAATACAAAATGGGATTTGTGATAAACCCATTGACTTGGCGATGTACTCGCACAGCCATGTACATGGAAAAGACTCGTTGGCCATACAAATCGTCGTCCTCATAATTAGGCAAACGAGTATCCCGATCTTCCAAAGGTTCTGGATTGACGAGTACAAGTTCAGCCCGAAAAACAGATTCAGACATCTTGTAGAGATTATACCATTCACGAACATCGATGAGTTCTTTAAAACAAAACCACATCGAGTCGCAAAATCGACCCACCGAGGGAAAAGATACATTTTCCCAAATTTCCCTGGCCAGGAGATTTACATCAACCACTTCCTGAACTGTACAAAAGTTCATGACGTAGCTGATACACTCCTTGTCAAGGTGTTGCCTAGCCTTCAAACAATCATTAGAGGCATTGATCGTAGCATTTTCTTGAGTAGCCAAACGATCGCCATAATAACATTGATAGGC